CATCGGCAATACCGCCGGCGGAGATATACCACGTGGACAACCTCAAGAAACTGCAGGACGAGGCCGTTAACCTCGCCAACCGTATCGACGCCGTGCGTGCGATCGAGAGCACCGATGCCGACAAGATCGCGGAGCGTGATCTTGAGCTCGAGGCGATGAACACCGAGGCCGGCAAGCTGGCCAAGCGGATCGACTTTGAGAAGTCGGTGGCCGAGTCGGCCAAGAATCTCCGCAGCGTGGTTGACCGCTGCACGCCGGCCCCCGAAGTGACCGAAGAGCGTAGCGAGAAAGTCCGCGTTGAGGCGGTGCCGTTCTCGGGCCGGCTCCGTGCGTTTGAGAACGCCAAGGACGCCTACTCGGTGGGCATGTGGTTCAAGGCCAAGAGCGGCGACGCCGACGCGAAGCGGTGGTGCCATGACCACGGCGTTGAGGCTCGTGCCCAGGGCTCGACCGGCTCAACGACCGGATCTGCATTCGTGCCGGATTCGTTGTCATCGGCCGTGATTCGCTTAGTTGACCAGTACTCCGCGTTTGCGCAAAACGCCACGAACGTGGTCATGCCGAGCGACGTGCTGCTGTTCCCGCGACGGACGGCCGGTGCGACCGCGTACTGGATCAATGAGAACTCGGCCATCACTGCCAGCGACCCCACTTCCAATCAGGTCACTCTGACTGCGAAGAAGGTCACGGGCGCGGTGACGATTGCGAGCGAGCTCCTGCAGGACTCGATCGTGTCAATCGCCGACTGGATCGCTGCGGAGCTGGCACTGACGCTCTCCAACGCCGTCGAAGAGGCTGCGTGGAGCGGCAACCCGAGCAACGCTCCAGCGGTTGCTGGGCTCGTCACGACCTATACGGGTGGCCTGCTGGCGGCGTCTGCTGCCACCTACGCCGCCTCGCTCGTGACGGCTGCCGGTGACACGCCTGACGAAGTGACCAAGGCCAACTTGCTGGCCATGATGGCCAGGGTTCCGCAGCACTCGCGTGCGGGTGCCAAGTGGTTCTGCTCGCCGTTCTTCTTCGCGGCGTGCATGCAGAACCTTGACTTGGCCCAGGGCGGTTCGGTTGGTCTGTCGCAGGGCATGGGTCCGACGTTCCTCGGCTCGGAAGTGGTTCTCACCGACCGGCTCCCGGCCGGCGCGGACTCGACGGGTGCGATCATGGCGCTGTACGGCAACATGGCCAACAGCTCCTACTACGGCATCCGCCAGGCCATCGAGATCGCCAGCAGCGATCAGGTGAACTTCCTGAGCGACCAGACCGTGATTCGGGCAGTGGCTCGCGTCGCCATCACGCACGCGAACCTGGGCACCGACACCGTGGCCGGACCAATGATCGGCCTCGTGGGTGCGTGAGCCTGACGGCTTGACGGGTGTGCAATCTTGAGCGGGCGGCTTCCACGACGGGGCCGCCCGCTCTCTTTCTTTGAGGCACCATGCTCGTCAAGGTAGGTGGCACTGAAGTTGACATCCGAGTGGAGGCCGTGCTCTCCATGCCACGGCTCTCGTTCACGTCCAACCACTTCGCCTGGGCCCAGGCCCTGATGCCGCTTGGCATTCGCCCCACGATGGGCACGGGTGCGTTCTGGGATCAGGTGAACACCCGCGTGATGGAGCAGTTCATCGACTCTTGTGAATATTTACTGGCCATCGACTACGACACGTTTTTTACCAAGCAGGACGTTGAGCAGTTGTTCGCCATGGCGATGACGTTTCAATGTGACGCCATCACAGGCATGCAGACGAAGCGTGAAGACGGCCGCCCCATGCTGACGCTTAAGGGCACGCTGGACAATCCGCCAGATGACGGCCACACGCAGGTGCCAAAGGAATGGTTCGCAGAACCCGTGCAGGAAGTGGACACGGCCCACTTTGGCTGCACCGTCATCAGCACGGCGGCTCTCAAGCGAACAAAGAAACCGTGGTTCTGGAGCAAGCCAGACCCGCAAGGCGGGTGGAACGATGGCCGCACCGACCCAGACATCTGGTGGTGGAGAAACTGGCGAGACAGCGGCAACCGCGTCTTCGTCTCGCCGCGTGTCGTTTTGGGCCATGGTGAATACGTGGTGACGTGGCCCGGCAAGAACCTTACTGCCCCTGCTTTTCAGTGGACTACTGAGTTCACGAACACGGGCAAGCCGCCAGAATCTGCATGGAGTGTGGGCTGATGCGCAAGATTAAGTTCACCCGCGCGTGGCGTGGCTACCGCAAGGGGCAAGTGGCTGAGCTTCCTGGCGGGATCACCACGCAGCTGCTCGCTCAGCGTGTCGCGGTGGAAGACAACCAGCCGTCGCTGATTGAAACGGCTGCCCTCGAGCACGACGCAGAAACCGCAGACGCCACGCCGAAGAGGAGCAGACGCCGTGCAGTATCGAAGCCTGACTCGACAGACGCCGCCAGCCGTTGAGCCCGTCACGCTCGCGGAAGCCAAGGCCCATCTGCGGGTGGATACCAGCGGCGATGACGCCTACATCGGCACGCTCATCACGGCAGCCCGCGAGTGGTGCGAGCAGTACCTAGACCGCACGCTGGTCAATACGCAGTGGGTCATGCGGTTCGACTCGTTCCCGCCAGACGGCACCCATGACATTGAACTGCCACGGCCGCCCATGGCGACGGCCGGCACGACCACGGCAGTGGCCCTAACGTTCACCTACGAGAACGGCACGACAGCCACCTACTCCACAGCCAGCTACCGCGTGGACCGCAGCAGCACGCCGGGGGCGGTGAAGACTTTGTACGGCCAGACGTGGCCGCCGCACCTGATGGATGACAACGCCATTAGCGTGACTTGGTGGGCCGGCTACGGGGCTGCTGGTTCAAGTGTGCCTGCGTCCATCCGCCACGCCTGCCTGATGCTTGTGGGCCACTGGTATGAGAAACGCAGCACGGTGCTCGTTGGCAGCATCAGCAAGCAGCTTGAGTTTGCTGTTGAATCGCTTCTCTCGTCACAGAAATGGGGCAGCTACCAATGAGCCTTGAAGGACGAATCAACGTAGACGTGCTGTTCCACGATAAGGACGGCACGGCATCGCTCAAAGTGGTGAGCCTGCAGGACTCGCAGGCGTACACCAGCGGAAAGGTGGCCATCGTTAGCGGTACGTGCGGCACTAGTGCCGTGACTATCCAAGTCGCGCCAACAGCCTACAGGGACGCGAGCGGCGCGTTTGTTTCGTTCTCTGAGATTGAGCGCTACGTGATTAAGTCCGGGCCTGCTCCCTTGGTTGTGAATAACCCGACTGTGACCGTGCATGCGAACTCGTTAAGCATTGTTTCAACATCCTATGGTGATTTTGATGACGCCGGGCAACTGCCGACAGTGCGCACAAACGCAGGCACATCTTCGTACACCATTGCGATGTACGGCACATGATTGACGCCGGCAAGCTCCGCGAGCGCGTGACGGTGCAGCAGGCGTCCGAGTCTCGGAACGCTCTCGGGGAAACCGTACTCTCGTGGGCCACGTTCGCGGAACGCTGGGCCAGCGTGGAAGGCGTATCGTCTCGTGAGCTTCTTCAGTACGGGCAGCAGCAGATTGAGGTTTCGCACCGCGTCCGTATGCGGTGGCTCGACGGGCTGACGCAATCCATGCGGATCGTCTGGCGTGGCCGCACGCTGGAGATTGTCAGCCTGCTCGAGCACGGGAACCGTAGCGAGCACGAGCTCGTCTGCCAGGAGGCCGCCTAGATGGCCGTTGCTGGCGTCAACCTTTCTGTTGATTCGTCAGAGCTTCTCAAGCTGCAGGCTTCGCTTGGCAAGGTGTTTGACAACGCAGGGCTTGCCGAGACTCTTGGCGATGCTCTGGAGAAGGCACTGGAGCCGGCGAAGCTGCGGCTGCGAGAGAACACGCCAGTAGGGCCTACCGGCAATCTCAAACGTGCCGTGAATACGAAGATCGTCCGCTACAAGCGAGACGGCAACGCGGTTGGGCTTCTTGGCTACAACCGCTCTGCGCGTGGCGACTCAGAGGAAATCGCCCAACCGGGGACGGTGCGGCTCGGCCCAGACAGGGCATTCCATCAGTGGCTCTTAGAGTTCGGGACCAAGCAGCGACCGATCAAGACAATCGCCAACAAGCCATACCAGAGACGAGCCCACACTAGAACGATGAAGTCTGGCAAGGTGGCTCAGATCAACGAGCACACCGTAAAGGCCGGGCAAGGTTCGATGATTGCGTCGAGCATCGGGCAGCGCGGAGCGTTTGCTATCACCAAGAGCGGAAAAGGAATCACCACGCCAAAAGGCACGTTCTTCAAAAAGGGCAAGAAGGGCGAAACGCTAGTGATCAACGCCATGCAGGCCGGCGGCTACTCTGAGCCGCCCCTGCGAAAGACGTGGCGTGAGTACCAAGGCAAGGTGGCTGAGCGGCTCACGTCGGAACTGCGGATTTCGCTTGAGCGTGCCCTGGACGCGCTCACGTACACCAGCACCGGCAGCGTGACTGGTGCCACCATCCAGGCTGGAGGCTAGCCGTGCTGAAGTCACCAGAGCAGGCAGCTGCTCGAGCACTCGTTGCAGATCCTGCCGTGGCCATGATCCTTGGCCAGCGTATCTGGCCCGTGATCGCACCGGCGTCTGCGTCCCTACCATTTGCCACATGGCGACGCACGGGCGTCAGCCGCTCGCAAGGGCTCTCAGGCCCGACAGGTGCCACGTCTGTTCAGTTGGCTGTGGACGTGTTCTCGACCACGTACGAAGAGGCCCGCGAGGCCGCCGACAGAATCCGTTCAGTTCTGGATGGATGGGGCGGGCAGGTGACAGACTACGTAAGCGTTCGAAACGTGAGCCTCGAAACCGAGTCTGACGGCTTCGTACAACTCGCTGGCGGTGACTTACCGCCCGTTTATCAGGTGACGCAATCTTTCTCAATCCTCTGGCAGGAGACTTAGCAGATGGCCTTTGAAACTCCGCATGATGGCTCGGGCACAGTCCTTACGTGGAAGAGCACGACGTACACCGTCACCAACGTCGTCGTCAGCATGACGGACCCGACTGCTACCGAGGACAAGATTTCCGTTTCGCACCTTGGCCAGACGGCTGGCGAGACTGCCAAGACGCTTGACCTGCCGCTGGCCGGCGCTGCCTCTGGCGACACCGGGCAGACCGTTCAGTTTGACTACATCGGCAAGACGATCATTGCTGACAAGGAAACTGGCACCCTGGCCATCACGGTTGGCGGTACGTCGCTTCTGAGCCGTGCTGGCACCGTCAACTCGTCCACGCTCACGCTGGCGACGCAGGACGCGATCCGAGGCCAGGCCACCATCCGTATTGCCCGTAGCTAGTCCGTGACGGAGGCCCGTCATGGCTGGCTACTCAGCGGGCGTTACGGCTACGTGGAACAGCGTGAACTTCGGTGAGGTTACGGAACTGACCGTAACTCACGGCGGCGCTCTTCCATTGGCTCGCGCCAGTACGTGGACGCTTGACATTGGCACTATAGAGATGAAGTGCCTAACCACGGCGAACATCTCCACGGCCAACTACGGCAAGCGCTCGCTAGTCACCATTGCTGGTGGCGGGCTCGCTTACTCGGGCAAGGCAGTGCTTGAGAAGTTCACCATGGCTGGCGTGGTCAATGACGTGACGCGGTACGCAGTCACGCTACGAGTCCAAGGCTAGGAGGAACCATGCTGAGCGTTTCAGAACTTGCTGCCCAGATTCTTGCGGCTGACGATCTGCCCGTTCTCAAAGTGACAGTGCGTGAGTGGAAAGGCGGTGACGGCAAGCCGCTTGTGCTTGGCGTGCGAGTCATGACCGTGGAAGAGCGGGACAGCTACGAGAAGGAGTGGGTGGGCAAGAAGGAGACGGGTATCGACAACTTCAGAACGAAGTATCTGGCCCGCTGCCTGTGCCATCCCGAGAGTGGCGAGCGTCTCTTTGACGAGGCTGGCATTGAGCAGCTGGCGAAGAAGTCAGCGGCCATCGTGTCCAAGCTCTTCGAGAAGGCGCTCAAGCACAACAACATGACCGAGACTGACGTGGAGGAACTCGCAAAAAACTAAGCGTCCGCCCGACGAGGCGTTTCCTGTTTCGTCTGGCGGGGCACTTAGGAATGACGGTGAGGGAACTGTCTCGCCGCATGGATTCGCAGGAGCTCACGGAGTGGATTGCGTTCACTCGCTACTACCACGCTCTTCCTGATCCATGGCGGCAGACGGGCCTGCTGACGAGTGCTGTGCTTGCACCGTACTCCCAGCAAGGCAAGGCACCGAAAGCAGACGATTTCAACCCGATTGAGAAACCACCCCAGCACGCAGACGATATGAAGCGGGAGTTGCAAAAGCTCCTGGCGTTCCCCGAGTAAGCCATGGCCACCATCCTCTCACTCGCGCTCAAGGTAAACGCTGACGCCTCTGGCGTGGTGAAGAACCTGACGCCGGCTGAGCGGGCACTTGAAAATCTGGCCAAGCAGGCGAGCAAGGCCACGTCTGTTTTTGACGAGTTCGCCAAGAACAGCGAGGCGGCATCGGCTGCACAGGCGACTCTGAATGACAAGTTTGCGGCGTTGGCTGAGCAGCTTAAAGGTGGACTGAACGCCCAGGCCTACGCCGATCAGTACGCGGCCCTGCAGCAGGAAGTGCGAAACACCGCTGACGCATTCTCTGAAGCCGCAAAGGTAATTGAGCAAAACAGAACAGAGGAAGAGATTCGCGCCGAGACGCTCGCCAGGCTCAGCGAGCTTGTTGCGTTGGGTGCCCTTGACGAGGAGCAGTACGCACGGGCTGTTGCTGAATCGAGCGGAGCGAATGCAGCTGCTGCAAAGGCTGAAGAAGAAAGGCTGCGACTGCTAGAACGCGGCCGACAGATTACTGAGCAGTTCCTTACTGACGAGGAACGCCGAGCTAGGCAGCTCGAAGAGCTTAACCAGATCATTACTGCTAACGGCATCTCTGAAGAGGCCGCCGCTCGTGCTCGTTTTGAGTTTAGCGGCCTTGCGGCCCAACTAGAGCGCGATGGCCTTGAGTTAAGGCGTCAGCTTGCTGCTGAACGAGAAGCAGACGCTGCCAAAGAAAAGGCCGCGCTTGAGCAAATCGCAGCCGTTGAAAAGCGGTTAGCGGAAGACTCAGCTGCAGCACAGAGGCTGCGGGCGCAGGAAACGGCAAAGGCGGCGGCAATCATCGCGGCTGGACGTACATCGCAACAGATATTCAACGACGCAATTGATGAAGCCATTGACCTAGAGCGAAAAGGGCTTCTGACAAAAAAGCAGTTTGACGTTGAGCTTGAAAGGCAGAATGCGATTTTTAACAAGGCAACGGCCGCTGCCGATGGCTTTGGAAAATCTGTCAAAAAGGCTGCTGAAAGTGGGCTGAAGTTTAACGAGATCAGCGGCATCCTTGCTGCGCTTCCTGGCCCGCTCGGCAATATCGCTGGCAGATTCTCTGGGCTATCCAGCGCGTCGGAAGGGCTTAGCAGAGTCTTCTCAGGTGGCCTAAAGACAGGGCTTTCCAGCCTTGGCTCTCAGTTGTCTGCCCTGGCATCTCCGCTAAATATCGGCATCGCTTCGTTTGCTGCGTTTGGTGCTGCTGCCACGGCAATCACTCGCGGGCTTGCAGACCTTGAGGGCCGCGTTGAGCAGCTGGGGAATACGGCTATTCAACTTGGCACTGACTTCCAGACGATTCAGATTCTTGACGAGGCAGCGAGACGAAGCGGGGTTTCAATTGATGCCCTGGCGGCTGGCATCCAAAAACTGGCCGTGAACATCAATGAGGCTCGCAGCGGCACCGGCAAGGCCGCCGACGCATTCCGTGAGCTCGGGATCTCGCAGGAGCA